ATATTAAACTTTGCCGTCTCGTTAGAGTTCTGGCTGCGGTTGTCATCTCTGTAGCGTTTAACGATCTTTGCAGAACGAGCCTCCCACTTCTTGAACTCGTTGTCGTATGCGCCGATTACGTTTAGATACTTCTCGATTGGAGTTTCGGTCATTTTCTGTCCTGTTGTCTAAGTGCTTCTGCTATTGCTTGAGGGTCTAACATCCCGCCAACACCTACACCAGCGAGAATGTCTGCTTCATGTCTACGCATTGGGTCAAAGGCTGCAAAGCGGGAACGGATGTTGGTTGGGTTTTGAACCGCATAAATATCTGTAATTTCCTTGCCTCCATCAAATGTGTTCTTAAAAATGTTCGTGTCAAATCCGTCCTGTCTAGCTTTTGCAATTAAATCAGCGTAACTTTCTTCCCTATAACCAACGCCTTTATAATCGTGTACAGCACTATTTTGTGTGTTTAATCTGACCGGGTAGACGCTGGGGGCTGTCTCATTACCATATTTTTTTATATAATCTTCGCTGTAGTTATAATTATCAAATTTATTAGACGCATCAAGGTTGCGCGTATAGTCGGATATGGCACGATCCTTTTTATGAATATCTGCATATAATTTACGAAACTTCATTCCTAATTCGCCAGCCCCATCGTTTTTCAAATTCTGAGAGTTCGCAATATTGAAGTTGTGTTCCAAATAATCCGGCGGCAAATCGTATTTATTTAAAATATTAGATAAAAACGACCTTGTTTCGTCGTGCATATCAAGGTTGTCCAATTTGTCACCGTTTAATTCCTTTAAAACGTCTCCCTGTAATTCTTTGAGAATTGCTGACGATGACTTTTCTCTAGACCCTTGTTCAGTTAAATTTCCAACGTAATCGGATATAAACTTATTCACATCAGCGTCGTTTTTAATGCCAAGTGAAGATTTAAAATAAGAATGAGCTTGGTCTGCTGTCGGGGTCGCATAAGTTGAACTAGATGCCGTTTCAGGATTTCCAGCAAAGAAATGTGCCTGTTTTGCGCTAGGAGCAGACGTATTTTTCCCAAGCAGATCATTATCAAATTTATGAATATTCTCAAAAGCACCATGATAAGCGTCTGTCGGCCACATACCCGGAGCATTCGCCCTGTCTATATAGGTATTATTTGCAGGCAGTCCTAGTCCACCCTGCTCAACTGGTAGGGCAGCATTGCGCTGGGCTGTGTCGTGCAGTATCTCAAACTCTGTCTTAGGTCGTTGAATCATAGCGCCGCCTACACCATTGCGCTCTGGCACACTCATAGCCTTATCTGGCCTTCCGGCAATAGAGTCCATGAACTCGTTTAAGTCTGACCCATACCGAAAATCATAATCAGCACCTTCATACGATCCCGGCAAATTATGATCTGACATTCGGATTTTTTTACCATCCGGCAATGTTGCATACTTGGATTTGCTTTGCGTAGAACTTCCGAACTGAATATCTCCGTATTCGTCGATTAGTTTCTTTGAGATGTTCCGTGCGTCACCTTTCCATGTGTTCGGTATCGCGTCGTATTTCTTGCCTGCTTCCAGCGCCCTGCTACTTCGGCCTATTCGATTCAGTGCCGCATCCATAATCTCTTGCGGATTATCACCTACTGCGCTAAATGGCTTCCCTTTTGATCCCCATTGCGGGAGATAATCAGCTTGAAATCTACCATCAGGCAAAGTTCGCATTGATAGATCATTGGTTACTGCAACGACTGCGGGATTAGGGAAGCGCTCAACACCCGCCATTTCTGGGAATGCGCCTCCTAACTGCTTCGGCGGGTTGTGCTTGCCGAATTCAACACTCATAGCCTTCCCTTCTGGCACTATGCCCATTCTAGGGTCAGGCATAAGCCTTGCAAATCCAGTACCCGTCTCGATCTGTCTAGCGCCCTCTCTCAGTGCAGCCTTACCTAGACTCTTAGCTGCTGGCATCATCGCACCAGACACCCCAGCAAGGTCTAGCACTCTAGGGTCTACCTTAGCGGTCTGTAGCGATGCACCTCTAATAGGTGGTGTGCCGTAGCTCATGTCATTTACAAGGCTTTGCGCTCCCTTTAGCCCGGTCAGGTCAGCAGCACTCAATCCTCCAAGAAAAGGTATCCTGTCTGATATTTTGTCGCGGTCAAGAAACTCCGATACTGGCTTGAGAACGTCAGCCACACCGCCTAGAAACCTATTCTGCGGCTGGTTCCTGATCTCGCCCTGATGCGACAGGGCTTGAGCTAGTTGTGCAGGTGTTGCCATTATGCTGAGAATATACCTACAGCTATGACCGTACAACCTGCTCCAGTTGTGATAGACCACGCGCCAGACACAGAAGCCATGTTCATCTCTAATGATTCTGCTCCTAAAGCTCCTGTCCCACCTGCTGGGTGTATAAGTATTGATGTTGCACCATCAATCAAAGTCACAGTAGAAGTGAGTGCTACTGACGTAGCAATGATTAATCTGTGCAAATAGTCGCCCTTTGCACCTGTGCCGCCTAGAACTTGTGCTGTTTGACTTGCTGCAACTGTTTCGTACTGGTATTTGTAGGGATTTGCTATGCCACTCATATTCTGCCTCTCTTAGGTTGATTTGCTTGCGCCCACACATCGTTAAGTGTTGCTGTGTTTTGCTCTCCTACCATCAGCGGTTTTGCTGCATCAGGTTGTCTGACTCTTGGCTCTGACCGCCATGCTATTGCTAACATTCGGAAAGCGTCTGCCGGATGAGAACACCAGTCATGTCGTGGTGTCTGCCTAAACGCCTTCTTGTCCTCATCATACTCTCGTTGGTACTGACGTAAAGCCTCGATACCTTCACTGCACTTGTCTGCATCAAACCAGCACTGCGGCAAGACTTTACGAACAGCCTGTATACCGTCCTGTACTGACAGATCAGGCACGATAGCTAGGCTATTGATGCCAAAATGTACCGCCAACTGCTCAATTACTGACTTACCAGCAGCCGCCAGAGTCTTAGCTCGTGCATCATGCGGCAGGTGGTGCTTACCGAAATTATACGGTCTTGCGAGTATATTTGCAGCTATTTCATCAATATTAGCACCAGAAACGGCGTAAAAGTCTATTAAATGTACTTCATCTCTGATTACCTGATAGAACCAGACTGCCGTATCATCCCTATAACCTAAGTCCCAAGCCGTGTGAACAGGCACGTTATTGTCGTAATGCACCCGCGTAACGCGCCCTTGCTCTGTAGCCTCACGCATCTCTGTACCGTAGAACGCGCCAAGTATCGCCGCCTCGAAGCTACACTCGTACTCCTGCATATACTGATCCGGGCTTAATTGTGCTTTGGCGGCCGACAGCTCACCCTCTGGGAGTAGCTTGCTGACCGATGCAGGTAGCTCCAAGCAGAACCACTCGCTAGGTATTCTCTGAGCTGTGCTATAGATGTCCCAGAACTGATTTTTACCCTTCGGAGTACCGCTAAAGACGCACCAGCCTTGCTTGTCACTGAGTGCTGGTCGCAGAATACTGCCCCAGACGCTAGGCTTAAAATCTGCATATTCGTCCAGAAAAAGGCCATCAAATCCCAAACCTCTCATGGCATCAGCGTTATCAGCCCCAAATAGCCTTATCCTAGCGCCATTGACTAGGTCAACGTACAAATCACTCTCATTGACTGATGCGAGTATTGGTCGTGCGTAGTGCTTGAGGTATTCCCACGCTACGGACTTGGCCTGACTGCGGTATGGAGCTATGTAGGCAAATAAGGGCATAGCAGACGCACAGACAGCGGCAGCACGAATTAGCTCGTTCACAGCACTGACTGTCTTACCTGCTCGCCTGTGGGCCACTAGACAGGCCCAGCGTTCCGTCCGCTCGTGGAACGGCATGAACGCCCGGCGCGGTTGATAATCAAGCTCTATTTCGTTGGTTTCCACTTAATCACCATCTGAACTGGCCCTTCATCCTTGCCAGTGAGTTCTGTCCGGCTCAATTTTGGTACATGGTACTCGATCATGTCGGTGTAACACTGGAAAGCCCTTAATGGGCCTTCAGTCTCAGCGATAGCGTCCAACCAAATCTGCACTCGATGAGCATTACCATCAACGAACCGGGCGATAGCCTCTCTAGCGGCTACTGTAGACTTATTTGCCAGCCCTTTTGGTCTACCCGGGCCGGGTGGTCTACCAGTTTTACTTGCTTTTTTAATGACCATCATATATCTCGCTTATTTTTGCTTAAATTTTAATCGACATGGCAAGCATACACCGTGAATCAACTTGCTACTATAGCGACCACAAAGATCGCAATCTCCTGATTTTACAGGATGATTAATGTGCAGTGCGTATTTCATTGAGTCTAATAGCTGGGAGTTTAGCTGCTTCTATCACATCGCCCAAGTATTGAATGGTGTCCTGCCGAGTCATACCTTGAATTGTTGCTGGGAAGCTGCTGACTGGCACTCCATTGGAATCACATACAATCTCGTGCATTGCGTAGCCGTTATGCGTTTTTACCATTCTAATCATGATCTGCTCTTGTGCTGATAGGCCCAGACTTGTCTAGGCCCAGCACCCTCATTGTCTATCTTGATTCGATCTACCGAACCCTGCCGATAGAGGTAGGCAACTGCCATGCTAATCTCAGCAGAGGTTAAGTCAAGTATTTTTTTGATTTGCGACAGGGTGATAAGCCCTTGAGTGTTTGAGATTAGTAGTCGAATACTCGAGACCGCCTTAGCCATTTGCCACCACCGCAATAAGAGTAACCAAACCACCAACGGTAGCAACTACCGCAACCTTGACCCACAAAACGAAAGCCCTATCGTCATCTTGCCACGTAGACGACCTGTAGCCTCCTACAAGCCCTCGGGGAGC